CTTTAAGCCTGGGAGTGCGGACTGCACCATCACTGCGACGCCCGCGTCGCTTGAGTACCCGCTCGGCTTGTCGCCGTTGGAGCTCAATTCTGCGCCCTACCTCCGGTTCGACGTCTTCCATGACGCTACGACGGAGAACGGGAGCTGCGGAGGGGTTCTAGTGGCAAACAATGCCGTGCTGGCTGTGCACTATGCCACGCGAGCGCCGTCGGAGAAGACGGTGGGGGTGAAGCCGAACGTGGCCACCCGCCTTAACTCGGAGCTCTTGGGGCGGCTGGGTGAGGTGAGGAAGGTTGGTGAGTGGAAGTTGCCGGCTGGGCTGAAGGCTCAGGGGGGCTCCCGCCACCAATTTAAGCACGCGACGTATCACGGCCACCTGGCTACACGGGTGAGCCTGCCACGCGACATCGCGTACACATTGAAGCGCAACAAGCTCTTTGACCAGGCAACGGTGTTTGGCCCAGGAGTGGTGGACGCGGGATTGAAGTACGCGGGGACGCGGGGGCACCAGCAAGGATTCGCCGATGCTATGAAGAAGTATGACGTCGATAACCCGGCGATTGCGGCAGCGCGGGAGGATAAGAAGTGGGACAAAGCTGAAGAGTGGACCTACAACATGTTCTCCGGGGCCCTGATCAATGGGACGATGACGGAAGAGGAGGTGGAGGAGGGGCTGGATAAGAAGGCCTCTCCCGGGTATCCCTACAAGCAAATGGGGTACAAGACGAAGGGCGCCGTGTTGGCGCAACCAGAATTCAAGCCGTACATGCGGACGCTGCCGGAAGTCTTCTTTCGTGCGGCCTGGAAGTTCGAGTGGAAGGAGTTGACGGACATCCTGGCTGGGAAATTCCGCACTTTTGGGGGTGGACCACTTCACTTCATTTTTGTGCAGAAGAAGATTTTTGGTAAGCAGAACGAGGCGATGAAACGCTATGCGTGGAGTTATCATGGGTTCAACCCCTTCTATGGGGGAGCGAACGTGCTGGCACAACGGCTCGAACGCTTCCCGTATCGCGCGATGCGCGATTGGTCGGGGTGGGATCGCTTGTTTTTCTTCATGGAGCGTGTGTATCGCATCCGCATGCGCGGACTTCGCGCCGCAGGGCCGCTAACGCAGGAGGAGGAGAAAGAATCTGCGTGGGTGGTGGAGAACCTGAAGGCGCCTAAGTACATCCTCGATGATGGATCAGTTGTGTCGTGGCCGTGGTCAAACCCTTCGGGGCAGGCCTCCACGACCGAGGATAACGTGCTCGGCCACGTAATGGTTGAGTTCCGACTCATGCTTGAGCTCTACCCAGAGCTGAGGTACGAAGAAGCAGTCATGGCGGTCGTCGCGGTCTATGGAGATGACCACGTCGGCAGTTACCCGGAC